AAAGAAACACCCTTCTTTGGCTTTGGGGAATTATAGGGGGTTTATTTATATTTAATAAGCCTACCGAATTAACAGGCTTACTATAGTGTCCCTCAAAATTTGAGGTACCCCCTCCCTCAAAATTTGAGGTACCCCCTCCCTCAAAATTTGAGGTACCCCCAAAATCTACAGTACCCTCAAACCATTCGACCTCTTCATTGGTGGGCAGTAACACGTACAAGTTCTGCATCGGACTACCATCCGAGTCCGTGCGCTGCTTGACAATGAGTATTCTCTGGTCGCCGATTTTGACCGTAGAGAGGCGTTTAACCGTGGATCTGACAGTTGACTCGGACAGGCCACAATTCTTCGCTATTTCGCCAACAGAGACGGCCACAGCGGGTGTCTTAGCTGTCATCTGGAAAATTAGATACGTGAATACCATCCAATCGGTAGGCTGAAAGGACTTCAAGTGTTCCTTGAAGTCCCCGTACATACTTAGATTTGTCACAGCTATGTCGCGGTTATCGCCACGAAAATGCCCGAATGTCACAGCGATCATCCGATACTCCTCAATGGACAACGTTCGCATGTCTCGACGGGTTCATCTTCGCGTTGACATTTTGCATATGCCTTCAGGACGTCGGTCGCTTCCTTCGGGCTGATACCTGTCGGAACAATTACTGTTTCAATGTTGCGTGGGTTTGCTGGTTTACCGTCAATGTATTCCTTCATCTCATCTAGAGTCCAATCATTCTGCTCGGCAAGCGACAGAGCAGTGGCCTGTTCGTCCTTCGGTAACTTAGCTGCCAGTCTGTGATGGCTCCACGTAACGTTTGTTTTACGATTCTCGATGGGTACCGCTGCCGAAACCCATGAATAGTTCGCAAGAGCTTGGTATGTCAGCCCTGTGACTTCCATGGCCTGGCTGTACTTTTCTCCGTATCTGGCATTACCGTAGTTGAGCGCGTCACCGATCGAGAACTGTATGGCTTTCTCTAGCCGGGTAAGGGTTCCCATCAGTCGGATCCAGTCGTTCTCATCTAACTGTCCACTAAACGTAACACCAACATCGCTGATGTGGATTGCATCTGGAATGCTGGCAATGCGGACAACTTCTTCCCTACTCATTGTCGTACCTTTCGTTCTTTTCATTGACCCATCGCTCTATGGTTGTGGCTATGTAGGCGAGGACAAGAATGGGCGTGAACACAATGATCACGCCCACGACAGTTACTGCAACCAGCACACTACTCACTGGTTACGGTCTTGATAGCAACGGTCCGTGCGCCACGTTCGACGGACAACCCATGAATGGTAGCAAAGCCTTCGTCTTCAAACATCTTGGCCTTTACATCGTCAGGCATTTGACTGACCAAGAAGCTTTTCTTCACCGAGACTGCGGCGGGACAGAAATCCTCTGCCCACAGGATCGCCGACTCAGGATTCGTGACAACGACCTTGTCCTTTGTTTCGCGTAGGACAATATCGCCGAATGGCAACTTCATGGTCTTGGTACGAAGGTTGCCGTTCTTATCGCGTGGCAAGTTCTGTTCAGCCCAATTACCCAACTGCTCTGCGTACATGGATTCGATGCGTTCGATGCGGGATGTTAGTCCGCGAAGCATGCGACTCTCCTGCTCAACGATGCGCTTGATAACTTCGCGCTGTGCCTTAATCTGCGCACAAGTCTTGGCATGCAGACGCATCACGACATGTACGTCATCATCCGTCTCAATGCTGGCTGGAAGCCAGCCCCCTTTGGGGCCGGCCCACTCGCCTGTTTCTGGATGGTACAGATGTACACGTCCCTCTTCATCGGGTATCTCGACCCACTCAATCTGCGTTATGTCTTCCATTACTTACCTCCCACGGCTACATGGCTGTCCATGAACTGATAGAACGCGTCCCACGTCTTATGGCCAGTGACCATAGTAATCGCGTCATTCAATGCTTGGCCTGACAGGGACACATCACCCATCAGCCGGATAAAAACTTCCTTAGCTGTGTCAGCCGTTATGTCTGAGTTCAATGCCTTGAGCGCAGCAAAGAACTGCTTGCGCAAGGTTGCGTCATCGACAGCCTGAGTTACTTCAGCCTTACCTGTAACCTTGACTTGTTGTGGTTGTTGCTGCATTCGGTGCTGTGTAACAGCAGCGTTACCATCATCATCATTGTCTGTGCTGATAGCGAGGATGGCGGCAGCACCATAGCGCCGACCATACGTGAGTGCGGATCCAACAGCGTGCGCATCCTGCTTGTTGACAGGTACGTACACATGTGTGGCAATCCATTGACCGGACTTGTGGGCCAATGTCGTAGTCACATCAAGACCGCTAATCTTTTCAGTCTGCTCATTCTTGCAGCCCTGAATCAACACAAGGCCATTCTTTGCAAGGATCGGACGGACAGTGTCCAGGATGTTGTCCAATGTAGCGTACTGCGACTTGAAGTGTGGGTTCTTGCCATCGCGTCCGATGCTACCCATTTCAGCCTGTGCTGAGCATAGCGCAGCTATCAATTCACCAATCTCATCTGACATCTTTTGAATCATTTTTTCTCTCCATTTATCTTCGAAAGCAACTCCTCTTCAGGGTCGCCGATTCCGTTCTTCATTTCTAGTTCAGCAAACAATCTCATGTTGTACGCTAGGTCTCGGGCATCATATTCAGCGCCACGGTAGAAGATCGTGTTCACTTCATGCTTCATAGCTAGAATAACGACCTCACCTAAGTTCGTGTTTACGTATTCGAACTCATACCCATCGAACTCGTATCCGCCTTCACCTGTGTCCTTGATTATCTCCATGCAAGCAGCAAAGTCGCGAGCATCTGGGGTTAGGTACATAACACCGTCATTACTCACGTAAGGTCGCTTGTTGTACGCAACGTATCCAGCCTGCTCTACGGGACTAGGAAACAAAGGCCCACCAGGCCAGCATCGCAGGTTGGAAACAGTGTAGTCAGCGCCACCACGGATGCACCGTGGCTGCCCTTTGTAATAGACAGTCCTGAACAGATGCGAGATGGCGCCCCATTGCACAGGTTTTGCATCGAACTTTGTCACGTCAATGTCATCTACGACATCAAACGTACTGTGCTTTTGATTAGCTGTTTTGACACAGCACTCTTTATCATCACCAAGCACAATCAATGAATTGCCATTGATGTTGCTAGTGACTGCGCTTGGATACCCATCCTTGATATCTCCAAGGATGTAAACGGTCTCCAATGCCTTCGGCGTTATGAAGAACAGGTCAGTCTTTTCCCACTGCCATAAGGTGTCCATTAAGTTTCTCGAACCTTTCTAAATTCTCACGGGAAATATCATTCCCATACTCTTGTTCCACATTCTTGATGACTTCAAACACTGCGCCTACAGATCGGCAGACTTTAGTCATTCCTAGATTGTCAAGGTGTTTCTGTTGTTCGCGTACGCGCCCACCCTTGATCTTGAGTTCAATAGCTACTGCAATGGGATGCTTCCACCAAGGAGCATGAAAGTACAAGTCTGGAGCGCCGGGCGTGTTACCTTGCCATCCAGTAGCGTGAGCCATTGACCCACACTTTGCGCACTTTAACTTAGCTCTGGTCTTGCCTACTTCGATAACGTAATAGCCCAATGCAGCGAATACGTGACGCACTTGCGTCTGAAGCTGTGCCTCTGTCAATGGTATACTTCTTTCTATAACCTCCCCGGCCAGGCTGGCTTATTTGGCTCCCAGCGAACACGTCAGTCTGGCTACTTATCTACTTGCGTAGAATATCCTAGTAAACTTTATCAATCAACATCGTTGCGTACATTGTGCGCCCAATTCCATAAGTATTTCGCGATGGTTTGATTTATCTTATGCCGCGTCTTGCTTAGTGTAATCCCACTCAATTTGAATGCAGTTAGCATGCTACGCCAATCAGGTGCGCGCGTTACTAACTCAAGAACCAGCGGATCATCGCTGCATAACCGCACCCAGCTACTGTGAGCAACGGAAGGATGCATTTCAGGCGTGAGCCACTCAGGATTAAAACAGAAATACGCATCCTTTGCGTAACGATCAACAATCTCACCGTTACTGAACTGTATTGCGCGCACAAGTTTCCATTGGCAATCACCATTCAGCCAGGCAATGAAGTTCTCATTACCTGGCTTTGGTTTGCATACACGAATCAGCGTGAATAGACCGGTTAGTTTCCTTGTGCGCATTATGTCAATGCTGATGATTGACTGTTTCTCAGCCTCCATCTTGGTTTTACACCAGACGTGTCGTCCTTTGATGCGGACCAAGTAGAACCAGCTATTGACTGCGTTAGGATGGCCTTTTGCTGCATTGTGAAGCCTTGTCACCAGTTTGGTTTTACCTTGCCCGAGATACGATCACGGCAGAATCCGCATCGCCACGGCGGTGTCCACAGCCCATCAAGAAACTGATCGACTACATCTGATACGTAAGCTCTAGGATGCATATCCCAATCGTGTGAGTTATCTTTTCCGTGCGCTCTGGTTACGCACTTACCATTGATCTCGTACGTGGTATCCGATGTGCGTATATGCCAGACTTCATCTTCTATGTAATGCTGTGGTAATTCAAACGTACATATCTCGAGACGCCATGATGGCCACACTAATGTTGCTACTGGTTTTTCTTTATTGAAACCTGTCCTTACAACTAACTCATCCCATCCACCCTTCAGTTCAGGGTCAGCCTCCATTGCTAACTTGCGCACTATTTGCTGCGCGATTTCGTAGTGTGTCAAGAACACACTCCCTTCTAATGTGATTTTCGATTAGGATACCATACCCGCAGGTAATCCTGAACAGGTTTTTATGAACCATGGTGTGTGTGTGTGCCTAATTTGTAACATTATACTTGCGGTGTAGCCCGGCCGTTCGGCGAGCGCGCAGCGCGAGCCGAACAAAGAGAGAGGCCGGAGGCCCATGAGGTCGGTTTCCGGCCCGGCCGGCCACCCGGTCGGCGGGAATAGTTACCGGGGGGATAGGATTCAAGCTGCATAAATGCGGCAGGCCGTCGCACCATGCGCGGATCCGCGCAAACCTGCCGATCGGCACGCGGCCAAGGCCGCATACCTTATCAGGCAGGCAAAGAAAAACCCGCAGAGTGATCTGCGGGTTATGGTCTGGAAACGGGAACGCTATGCTGTAGTATTATCGCCAAGGTAATCGGCGGCCGCATCCTTGAGTAATTCCCAATTGATCCCGTTGGCCGCATCAAAATTCTCTAGCAGGTAATCGGACATGAATCGGCAGAAATCTTCCATATCTTCTGGAGCGCGGAATTCGAACTCTGGCGCGTCGCCATTCTCATCTTCCAGCCCGTCCCAATCATGCGCATCATGCAGATCGGATTGTACGCTCTCTAACGCTTCAAGGTAATCCGCATGATTCCAGAATGACAGATGGAATTCCGGATACTTCTGCTGTAACGCGATGAATTCATCTTCAAACGCGCGGAACGTCTTGCGCATCGATTCAAGCGCATCATCATAAGCTTTGGACATCACACTACCTCCAATACGTCATCTGAGTCTACTTCAGGATCCCACCGGATAATCCGGGCGTCTACAATCATCAGTACGTCTGCGACGTACCGGGCCGTCATCGCGTCATCACACAGGACGACTTCACCGTAGTTATCTAGCAGGACTTGACCCTGCGCATTCGTTATCGCAAACACTATGCTACTACCTCCAACAAATCAAAATGCGTCGCTCTTACCCTGTCAATAAACGCCTTAACCACTACGCGGTCGCTTTTGGACTTACTTGTAAAGGAGGCCAAGACGGCTCTTTTCGTCTCCTCATCCACCAACACGCCGGATGTAGCCAACCTAGCCCGCACTTGTTCGACTTGGTCAAACGGCATGGCAGGTACGGCCTTCGACCACGCATACCCGATCTCTAACCAAATGCCGGGACTGTTGTTGTCCTGCACATGGACGACGCCCTGTATTGAAATCATTATGGTGCTACCTCCAACAGATCAGAATGCGTCGGCGGCACGCCCCGCATGACACATAGCAGGTTCTGGGCCTTTCCGACCTTACCGTCTCTATCCAATCGGTAAACGTCGCGCAAAGTAACAAGGCGCACCAAATCAAACTTCAGCGTCTCCATATCAAGAATCCCGTAATGCACGAACATCGATTCGATCCATGCGATGCAGGCCTCCTCCATGAAATTGGACGGGTCATCGGATTCGACAGGCCGAACGCGGCCGCATTCGTATAACCAGCACACATCGGCGATAAGCTCTGCGCTCTCTACGTATGGAAGGCCGTACACAACATCCTGCACGGTATCCCGCTCTGGCTTGGCCAGAATACGATCCACAAACTCTAAAAACTTCATGCTACTACCCTTTCTAACAAGGCCTGGCCCGGTCGCCCGGGCCACGCTAACTAGGAGAACAACGCCCGGATGAGACTAGCGTCATCCTGCGCATCAAGGAAACACTCTGCCGCATCCTTTATTGCGGCGACCCATTCGGCACGGGTCATGACCGGGCAATCATCCGGATAACCGGAGATGTCGGCGTCGGCCAGCATACACCCGGGAATGCCGATCTGCCGCCCGGCTTCATTGCGGACGTATTCGGCATACTTCGCGTACGTCAATGAGATCGTTTCGTTAGGATCTTTCATTTGCTTTTCTTTCTCAGGAATTCGATGAAGCACAACCAGAGGATAACCAGTATGGTGGCCGGTAATCCGTCAAGGGAATCCGGCCGCCTCACTTGGTAAACATCACGTCGCCGTATAGGGCGATCTCTAGAATGGCCGAAGCTTGCCACGGCGATATCTTTTCAACATCCACAATCATCTGCATCCCGTGAATGTAACCGCCAAGCGCAGAATGCAGAATGTCCACATCAAAGTGGAACGCGTAATGCGCGATGGCCTTCACCGTCTGGCCCAACGTCAAAGTAAACTTCAAGCTTGGAAGGACGGTTGCAACGCGGGGATCTGCAAACGGGTCTTTTTCCTCCAGCAGGTTTGGTGCTGTACCGTGGATGATAACCATGTCTTCTGATTCGCGGCCAGAATTACCGTAACGGTCAATGGTGAACCAAGGCTCAGGGATCTGCAATGCCTTTGCTACAATCGCATCTGCATCGGCGGAATCTGCCATTATGTGGACAGGGACTTCAATTGCGGTGTACGCGACCTTTGGCATGGTCACGGCCGTCGAATCATCTTTAATGTTGAACATACTAGTATCCTAAATGCGCGGATTCGACCCGCCGCGCCGGGTATCTCAATTAGATCTTTACGTTCGAATCGGAATCTAATTCAATGTAATACATAACGTTTACATCCTGACAATGGGCAACAACCCATTCCAGCCGTGGCCGTATCAATTCCCATCCGCATCCTTGCTCTTTCCGCGCTTGCTCAGCAGTCTTATAAACCTTCCCGCAGGCCGACCACCAATTGGTCACAAGCATTCCGAAGGTTTCATCGTAACGTACCTTCAGGATCTCGAATTCAACATTGGCAGACCGAAGGCGCACGGCTACGCGAACGCCTTCCGCATCCTGTTCTTGGCGACAATCGACAAAGCTGTTGGCCGCGGCGTCCCAATCGGATTCGTACATCCCGCATTCGTCGCACCGCTCAATCAGACTCCAACCCTTTGGTAATCCTGCCGCATGGCCCATCAGCAGGAATCCGTATTCCAGACAATCACACTGTTGCATAGTCATACCTACCTTCACTTGCTTCCTCTAACAGATCGTCAAAGTGCTTATCGTACAATTCAAACCAAGGTTGCGAACCCGTCCAATCTGCGATGCATTCGGCCGGGCTGTTTCCCCATACAAACGAAACGCAGAAAACGATCTCTTCGTTATGCACCACGCACATCCATTCTTCGTCGCACGCGTGCAGATGCTCTCTAACATCGGCGATGGAATTGAGATCGTAGCATTCGTCGTCATCCCAAGTATCGTAAGACAACACAATGCGGAAATCTTCGCGTGGTACGGGCAATTGATCCTCAAATCCAAGGCCGGACAGAATCCGGAATGCCATAAATGCGACCCTATGCTCACCTTCCGTCCTTTGGCGGATAACAGGCGACAGGAGCGCGATCTGTTCTCTAGTCATGCTAATAACCTTTCAGTGGGAATGGAACCCGCAGGTATAAAACCCAAATGTAGTTTCACATAAAAGGGCCAATTTTTCAACGGCAATAGTTAACTTTATACTTGCGTGTGTGTGGTGGGCGGCCCGAAGAGCCGCAACAATGCGCCGCAGGCGGGTGGCCGGGAGGCCGGCCGGAATTTTCCCTAGAATCGGTGGGCCGGAATCTGGGCGGATAGGTTAGAGCTGCCTAAATTGCGCAAGGTGGAAATCACCGCGCGAGATCCGCGCGAAGGCCGCGCGACAGGTACGCGCAAGCGCGAAACCTGCCGCCACGGCTCAAAGCTTGACGGTAACAATTCGCCAGGACAAGACCCAAGCGCCCAAAACGCGACGGCAACAATTCGCCAGGACAAGACGCCGCCGCCCGGAATGGAAACGCGATCGAAGCAAACGCGGCCACAAATGCCGCGGCAATACTTGCAAGGCTGGAAGATACCCGCGCAAAAAAAAGGCCGCGCATACGCGCGACCTATAGCGGCAGATCCCCAACTACTACCGCCGACGCGGCCGGAGAATATCCCACAGCCAGCAAGACCCAACAGCACACAGCACAGCCCCCAAAATGGCCGCCGATACATCAATTGCTAGTAATAACACGCGCGCCCCCTAATGACTAACGAACAGAATCACACGCGCCGCTATATCATCGATGCATAAACGGCAAGACCTGCAAGTAATCGCGCGCGGAGCTTCGCCCATTTTCACCTTGCTTAGATCCCAAGGACAAAAGCGCACCGGTACAGACAAACCCCGGAAAGCCTGCCGCACGGCCTGCAAGTAACTAAGACGGCCGCCCATGGTAACGCACGCGCCACGCTTGACCCACCGCGCCGCCTGCCGCATAGTGTCGCAGGAAATCCAAACCTGCACGCCTGCGGCCGACAGCGTACGCCACAACCGCACCGAATGAACGTGAGTATAAACCCAACAGCGGCCGCGATGCATAGCGGCAAATTCGCAAACGCGATCGACATATTCCCAATCAATACAACGGGTAAGACGCGCCGCATCAAACCGCCTATCTGCCCGGAGGAAATCCCCGCTAACGTGCAAACGCACATCAAGCCCGCCCGGAATCAAACCCGTGGACGAATCCAACCCCGGCGCGCGCCGCGCGGAGAATTCCGCAGGCGCCCCCAAGACGTAACACCTATCAAGCTTGGCACGCCCTGCGGCCAGATCCGCCGCCCATTCTAGCGCGGCCGCCTGCACGGCCGGAAAACCTGCCGCCCCCGCTACCAGACGCGCCGACCAAAGCGCCGCAGGCAAACCGCCTGCGGACTCTGGAAGATAGGAACAAGTAGCCGGACAGGTACCAGACGCGACGCCGCAACCAACCGCGCGATAGGTAGCGCCACAGCCGCCCAGTTTACCGTTGGAACTTATCCCGCTTTTAGGTATCACCGAATCGGTGAAAACCGGTAATTCGCGTCTACTCATTATCTGGCCACTCCCCATACTCCAGACCGTACAAGCAATCCCCGCAGACCTGCGCCAGAGTCTGGCCGATGATCTCAGACCCTGCGCCGAATGCAATAATGTTGACGTCATAGACAGACCCGCCACGCGTAGCCCCGTCAAGGTTGCAACAATCGCAACCAGCCCAACTAAAGTATGAATCGGCATATTCGCCCGTGTCTGGATCCTTCACAATGTCATACACGACGTTTTTCACCGCGTCGGAATCATAACCTAACCACGCGAACAACGCGCCCTCAAAATCCAATCCCATAACACTATTCCCCTTTATTCTCTGCGACATGATCGAGATATGCCGACAGCGGCAATTCCCCATCAAGAGACACCAGAGCAAAACCGGTATCACGATGTGTCCGCGTCAAATTATCCACCCCTTGACTTCGGACACCATGCGATACAGCAACCAATAAGCGCGCGACCCCATCAGCAGACATCGAACGCCACACGCCAACAGGCACAATGCGCACAGGAGGCGATGTGATACCCAACGACCACCGCCCATCAAGCGCAGACACAGCCGCGACCGTATCGCAGAGCTTTTGCGCCGTCACACCTGCCGCGACATCATCGGGATAATCCCAGCACACCGCCAGCCGGTAATACCCCGCCACCATAGCGGCCACAGATCCCACACTAGCACGCGGAGCGCGGTATGGATCCGATCCGCTAAGGCGCGCCCACTCAAATACGACATCAAAGCTTATTTGTTTTGCATAAGCGCGATGGCAACCCGCCGCCAATAGCGCGCACTCTATACCAGACGCCAAGACCGACGACGCCTTAATTATCGCGCGCACTTTATCAATGTCATGTTCACTCATTCTAATTACCTGCACCCTTTACACCCCGCGCACGCAGGGACAAACCACGGCCAAACGACAGAAACGCCGCGCCGCGGAGCGCGTCATCGATTGACCACCACGCCCCCATGGACGCCATGCCAGACAACACCAACAACGCAACGCGCGCGTATTTAATGCGATCCGATGGAATAACGCCCGGTACATCAAACGCCCCCAGAATGGACGCACAACACAACCCAACGGCAAACAAACAACCAAGCAAGCAGAGCGCGTACCACGCCAGCCGGACAGCCAGCCGCGTAACTTCCGCGCGCGTAAGATAATCAAACATTGGATCTATTACCCTTCAGGCCTGCAACGCCGCAGGCACAGCACAGTATACGACAAGTGGACGCAATCGGACAAACGGAGTGTAAAACGCGCGGAGCTTCGCGAAAGAATGCAACAAGGTTGCGCGAACGTAGCCAACAGCGAAATTGCCACATACCCGCACCACCTAGCGCGACACGATCGACAGCCCGAACAACCCCAACGGCCAGCCCAAGCGCGCGCCCTCCACAATTGCGCGCGACCTAGTGCAGTACGACAACTGGCCAGACTCCCCCCAGAAAGGCCAAAAAATTTTTCCCGGCAGCTGACGTGCTTCCACGCTTAGGCTTGTGTCTATACGATCTGCCCCCACTACGAACAGTACGCAATCAGGTAGGCGAGCGTGGGCGCACTGCTGCCGAGAAGAAGTATGTGCGCTTCGCGATCCTTTTCCCTACTCCACGCTTTGTGTAACGCATCAAGGGGGATAGCACAGCGACAGCAAATTGTGAGGCCCCCGAATACATACCCGCGCATCCGCGCAGCTATGTGCTAACCCCGCTACCGCGGGGTGCAGACCGCTGCATCCGCAGCGCTCCGCGCAGCCGCAGGACGCCGCTACCGCGGCGCCCCGCGCGGCCCGGCGAGGCACCCGCTTACCTGCGTGTATGTGTTGCCCGGCGACTGCCCGGCGAGGGAATTGAGAAGCTGCTGCGCTACGGCTATACCTGATCCCAGGCACCGCCTACGCTTCGCAAAGCACAACCGCCCACTGCATGTGGACGCTACCGCGACGCACACGCGCCACCTACGCCCTGTGTAGAAGAAAGCTGGGAGGAAGGACGCGACCTGCGTACCGCTGCATCCGCAGCGCTACGCGCCACTGAAAGGGTTGAGAGAACGATGTGTGTATGTGTATATGGATCTATATAGTGGAGCGCGTGGTTACTATTACTATTTTTGTGGAGTCTAATATTGATTCTATTATCTACAAATAATCAGGCCGTCACTTTGTGACACTGTCTTTTACTCTCACCATTGAAGCCCTCGCATACCTGCTGGGCTTCAATGGCCGGCCGGAAAAAAAGCCCGGTCGCCCGGGCTGTAAAGTTTCAATTGTTATTTAGGCCACTGGCCAATACTACGAGCGCGAATATTAGAACAAAACCTATAAACTCGCGAAGTCTAGCCCGGTTGCCCGGGCTATTCCGCCGCATCAATAGATTACCTGCCAATTCTGCGGCAGCAAGATACCGTTTTCTGCGGCGATAATTTCAACGCTTGCTACCAATGCGCGAATATCAGACAATGAAATTACAGTATCCCAATCCGCGGCCGCTTCGCTGATAAAGACTGTCGGACATTCAATTTGATAATTGGCGTTATGTTTGGCATTTCTAGCACGCTGATATGCCGCTTCGGCAATTTCCGCGTTATCTGTCGCCTTGCTGATAGCACCAGCAAATTCGTACCCGTCTAATCCTGCAATTGTTTTGAGTTTCATTCTACTTTCCTTTCCTTCAAACCTGCCCGGTTGCCCGGGCAGGCAGTCTAAACTATCTTGTCGTCCACTTTCGCACGCTATCAGGTTCCGACCTGATGGACATAATCCAGCAGTCTGGGTCGGCCAGCGCGTATTTCATCAAACATTCCGCGTCGTGACCGGATTCTACATGGATGCGGAATTGTTCACTTTCGCCCATGTCGCAAGTACCTTCACAAGTACTTTCTACGCCTTCACAATCGGTGAAGACTGCAAGGTCGAATTCGACAACGTACGCGGTAGGCTCAGCAAAATCATTGTCGGACTGCGTTATGCGCCAATAGTCCACATTCCATGACTTGCACTGTCGGTCTGTCGCCCAGTCGATGTGACCGATATTCTTGAAGTAGGTATTCGCCGCACGGCAAATAGCAAACATTCTATCTTTTTCCATACTAGTTTCCTTTCAGAGTGTTCCAACCACCAACAGGGACAGTATCGCATACTTGCTGGGGGGATGGATGCTCCTGTTCGCAAGTCGGCTGCCGCCGCCTTTTGAACAGGAACGCAAACAAGCCGCATCCGCGGCTGGGAATAGATCGCGCTACCGCGCGAGCTACAGCCCCGCGCATCCGCGCGGAGCTGCGGCCATGCGTCCGCATGGCTTCCGTTCGGGGGAAGCCTCCCCCTCCAAGAGAAGCAGCCCGCTACCGCGGGCCGCCCTACGCACGCGACGCCGTGCCTTCCCTCCCCTCCCTCCCTCACACACCGTGTGTGGCAGGGGGGTATGGCAAGCCCCCGCCCCCTTATTATTTTTTTCTTACGATCCCCACGCCTACGGAACATCTCCTCAAAATTGACTTTCTCCCGCCGTAGAAGCCATGTTATAACGTACCGAGGTGTATATGGATTTCCCTTCCGTTCAGTATGACGTAGTGTTGTGTGACCCCCCGTGGTCGTATAGCGGTAGCCAGGATAAGTGGGGCGCCGCCGCGAAGTTCTACCCAACGATGAGCGACGCTGATCTGTTGGCGTTGCCTGTCCAGCAGCTGTTGCATTCGCGCAGCGTGGTGTTTATGTGGGCTACTGGTCCGCGTCTGGACGCTGCGCTGGACTTATTGCGAGGCTGGGGCTTAGCGTATAGGGGGGTTGGCTTTGTGTGGGTGAAGACGAAGCAGGATGGTACGCCTGTGGGCGCGCAGGGCGTCCGTCCTAGCGTTGTAAAGCCTACGACGGAGCTTGTGTTGGTTGGTAGCCCTTGCAAGTCTGGTAGGCCTTTGAAGCTGTCTGACGAGAGCGTCAGACAGGTAGTTATGGCGCCGCGAATGGAGCATAGCAGGAAGCCTGATGCTGTGCATGAGCGTATAGATCAGTTGTATCCGGGCATGCGTAAGATCGAGTTGTTCGCGCGTAGACCGTACCCTGGCTGGGACGTATGGGGTAATGAAGTCGCGTAGTATGCGCGATTGCATGGTATACTTGCGGGTGGAGGTTTGTTATGAATAAGAGAGAAGCTGCGTGGTCGCAGTATCGTAGTGTGTTGGCGTCTATGCTTGCGTGCCAGAGCGCGTACGAGAAGCTGCGCAGGGACATTGTTGTAGATGATTTGTATGAGTCGGCGTCGTTCTTGAAGGACACGCGTGACGTTACGTGGGCTATCCACAAAGCTATCGATGCGCTTGAAGCGCTTGGTGATTACTCTGAATTTCGGCCAGAGGAGAAGGTTGGTTTGCTTCATAAGCTAGGGATAAAGGTACGCAATGGTAACGATCAGTAAGGCGTTGGAGTGGATTATGCATGGGTACCCTGCACGCCTCGATTGTTGGAATGATGATGAATACCTGCGGTATTCGGAATTACAGTTGATGTTTGTTATGCATAACGGTCCGTCTGAGCATTTGCTTGAGACGATTGAGATTGAGGCTGATACGTTTTGCGATCCTTGCTGGGTCCTTGGTAAATGGCACCCGATGGGCAAATCGCCTATCTGGGGAGTGGAGGTAAAAGATGAAGGGGCATGAGTACATCAAGCAGCGCCGTGAGGCCCTTGGCATGTCACAGCGTGCGCTCGCGCGTAGGGTTCGTCGCCTGGATGGCGACGGATCCATTTCTCCACAGATGATGAACTGTATCGAGCATGGGCGCCGCAGCTATGAGCCTTACATCGACGATCTGGCGGAAGCTTTGCTAGTCGATGACTGGATCCTGTGTTTCTATGTTGGTCGGTTCCCCAAGTATCTGATTGATGAGTTCGATGGCGATCATGAAACGATTATGGAAGCCTACAAGGCTTTTGTAATTAAGCTTCGCGGTGACGAGGAATACTATGGCCACTAGTACCGATAACCGTAGGAAGTTAAGCGAGAAAGACATTAAAGGGATTCAGGATGAGCTTACGGCTGGCGTAAACGTTAAAACGGTTGCTCGTAAATGGAGTGTCAGTACAACACACATATATAGGATCCAGTCAGCTATGCGTAACGGTGAGGTTAAGCTCAAGCGTTCTTCCTTAGATAGTTGCATGGAGTTGATCAAGACTGGATTGCCGTTTACACGTAAATGTTGGCAGTGTTGGTACTACTACGACATTGAAAACAGATGGTTTGTCCGAGCTTACAGTTGTCCAGAAGGAATAATGGAATGCATCACATATACGCTGGATCTTAGCCTGGAAGACTTATTGGCAAAGGACTGGGTTGTACTTGCTTGGGAGGCTGTGAATGACAGGTATTGAAGCCCTACAGGCATTACGTGACGGCAAGCGCGTGCGCCAGGCTAGATGGCTGCCAGGAACGTACGCAATAGTTGTAGATTCGAGGGTCATCATATGTCGCTACAAAGACGAGAAACTGCATGGTAAGCCAACAATAGATGACCTATTACATGATGACTGGGAGGTAATGGAATGAATTTTAAAATTGTGCCTGTGTGCAAAACTGACGAGGACATCGATCCTGATCTACACGAAGCTGCTGGTATGCTGGTCACTTACTTTAACGCTAATCCAGATGAGCCGTTTGTTAAGTTTGTAATGGAAGACAATGGTGAAGTTGTTGTATCTGGGAAAATAAACAACCCCATGTTTGATGAGATGATCGAGGCAGTACACATCGCACTGCATCGTCACAAACTTAACACTGCAAAGCGAACAGTATTAACAAGGGATAGCACTAATGAAAAATGGCCAGAAACGAACTAGGCTAGTTGCCTTTGCTAAACCCTTTACTAATAAGTTAAAAGACGCATCACTTATTAAAGGGGACGCAGTTATGTTTATGCGCAAGGACGTGTACGACCATATTGTTGATGTCAACAAGATGGTAGAATCTGATCGATCGAAAGATCAATAAGGAAAGGCCAGAAACCCGGTCAGTCCCGACACACACAAACTCTGCAAACAGAAAGACCAGTCCGCCATGCTGGTCTTTTTGCTGTTTATGGCTTTTGCTATACTGAGACATGTCTAGTGCTGTAAAGCGTGATCCCGCTAAGTGGAAACGTATCGTCGCAAGTGTTAAAGCTGGTACAAAGGGTGGCGATCCTGGTGAGTGGTCTGCTCGCAAAGCGCAGCTTGCTACACAGCAATACAAGAAGTCTGGTGGCGGCTACGTAGGTCCAAAGAAGGCTGACAACAGTTTAGCAAAATGGACTGATCAGAAGTGGCGCACATCCGATGGAACGCCTAGTGAAGGAAAGAAACGCTACCTACCAGACAAGGCGTGGGGTTCATTGTCTAAAGGTGAAGTAGCTGCTACTAACCGAGCTAAAGCTGCCGGTAATCGCGCAGGCAAACAGTTCGTAGCACAGCCAAAATCCATTGCACGTAAGGCGGCAAGGCACCGATGAAATCAACTCTATATCAATACTCATTGAAGAATATATCTGTTGTAGATGGCGACACGCTTAAGGCTGATCTTGACCTGGGCTTCGGCGTAATACTTGCGGGTAAGAAGATTCGCCTTGAGCATATTAACTGCCCTGAGAAGGATACTGAGGCTGGAGTAACAGCCAAGCAGTTTACGTGGAATTGGGTCACTAGCAAGAAGTCAGACGTTGTAATCAGCGTGAAAAACCACCGCGAAGACAAGTACGGACGTATTCTAGGAACAGTTGTTTCTGATGGTCAGAGCCTTGCCGACGCGCTCAAACTAGCGGGTCACGGTGTTGATTACGAAGGCGGTAAACGCTAATTAGAAAAGCCCCTCTGTGAAGGGGCTTTAGATTCGCTCGACTCAATTGTCATAGGTTTTGGCATGATGGGTGGACTTTTAAGTTTTCATCGCGTTTCGACGCATATATTATCGCACTCATAGGTACAATCAATTGCCACATCGTAACTGAGTGAGCTTATTGGAAACCGGGTTACCCGGTATCAACAACAACACAAATGGCAGGGACTGCGTAGGTATACGTGGTCCCTGTTTGTTGTAGAATGGCCAGTAGGAGGTGGATAATGTTGCGTGAATGGTTACGGAAGAAATTGAAACTGGTAGATCGAGAAGTCACTTCACTGTCGGTATACATGCTAGGTTTGGATCTGGATCGCGAAGTCGAACTAATGTCTACGACACAACTCAAACAATTGTTTGCAGCATGCGGCAAGGAGCTTCGCAAACGCACCCCATGACCTTTGAAGAGATCCGGCCATACTTAATTGCTGGCAGGTTTTGTCACAGGATGTCGGATGATGGCTATCTTTACTCCATATTCAACGGCAACAACCTGCATAGCGGATTATTTGTGTCTGATGAGGATTTTGAGTTGGAGTTGAATCAGGGGATATGTATTCGTGGAGTTCCTGAGGAAAACATTATCTCTATTAGCCCGGGTGCGCCGGACTTACCATTGTTTGAATCGTGGGATTGGATAATCTCACTTGATGACTTAACGGCGACGGATTGGCAAGTCTGGCCAGAAATCTTTACACAAGAGGATATCAATGAGTCGGCAAATAGCTCTGAAAACAGTTGAAGTAGCAAAGAGATATCTACACGTCCGAGAAGAAGGTGAAAACCGCGGCGACGAGGTAGAGATGTTTCAAAAGATGGCTGTGCCTGCCCTGACTCCAGGATCACCATACTGCGCAGCTTTTGTTCGCGCGTGCATGAAGATTGCTGCCACAGAATTAAACACAACTTACGTCTCTGGGTTCCCACGATCTGGATTTACACCGGACTGGGAGCGTTATGCAAAAGCAAACGATCTTTGGATACCAAGAGCGCAGCTTGCCTTGGACCACACGCCGGCGCGCAGAGGTGACCTAGCATTGTTCTACAGTCGCACCAAATGTCGCATTGCACACATCGGTATTGTGACGCAGTCATTCGAGAACGGTGTATGGACGATTGAGGGTAACACTGGCCCAGAACCATCAGATGTTACAGAAGTCAACCGTGACGGAGATGGCGTTTACCGCAAAATGCGTGAATGGAACGAGCTTGGACAGTTTGGCGGGATCTTACGCGTAAACTTCTAGTAATACTTGCTGGGCGTGGTATCATGTTGACGTAAGGTGATTACACTTTACTGTTAAAGGATACCAAATGATCACGATTTGTAAGACCGGGCGCGATAGTGACGTCACTATCCGCCTAAGCCACCGCAATGGCCTGGCAGAATACGATGTAGAGTACGTCGGCACTGACGGAATCACATGCGCAACACAACTCAGTCCAGTAAAGGCATGGAATCTGCTGCTTGGTTTGACCACTAGTTATAAGATCCCAAATCGCGTCCTGCTTGAATTGGCAGATGACGTTATTAGCTCATTTTCTGCTGTAATCAGTAAGTCTGTTTTGGATGGTGAAGAATGAATAATGTAGTACTAGCCGGCCGCTTGGTCGCAGACGTCGAATACAAGACCATGAGTGACGGCAAGGGCATTGCTAAGATGCGCCTGGCTGTTGATCGTGGCAAGGATCAACCATCCGACTTCATCGACCTTACGGCATTTCAATCGACTGCTGACTTTGCGTCTAAGTACCTTGCTAAAGGTCGTAAGATTGGCGTCATCGGCAAGATTCGCACACGCGAATGGCAAGCCGAGGATGGTTCTAAGCGCCGTGGGTTTGAAGTAGTGTGCGATCAGTTGTACCCACTGGATAGCAACAAGACTGCTGGTGACGCGCCAGCGCAACCGTTGAATCGACCCCAACCTGGAGGTTTTGATGACATCGAAGACCCATTCGCCTAATCCAGTAATCGAACTAGTACAAGAGTATGCTGATGAAGAAGCTCTTTACATTGATGGATTCGAGGATTGCTTGATTGGTATAGCAGACGTCTGGCGCGATAATACGCGCCGGACCGTTGCTGTTTATGACTACACTTTAATGGTGCAGTCAATGATTGACGAGGAATGCACAGCCGAAGATGCTGCTGAATACATCGAGTTCAACATATCCGGAGCCTTTGTAGGCCCGTATCAACCAATCATCGTCCAAAGGTTTAGAGACCTCACGGACTAAAAAAAAGGGGAGTGGAAACTCCCCTTTACTTATTTGATTAGGCCGAGCGATCGGCCTTTCTTTATGGCTCTATCCTTGGCGTTGAGGCCAGACACACCGAGCTTCCAATATAGGTTGTCCATATGGAACTGCACCGTACGGTGACTGATTCCCATAGCGACGCCCATCATCTTAGCTGTGCGGTTACGTGGCAGCATCTCGAGGACTTCGAGTTCGCGTTCCGACAATGGATACTGCAACTCATTGTTGGCAGTCGCCACGTCTTTGACTTCTGGTACTTCCTGCTCTTCCATGTTATTCACTCCATATCGTGGGACATCGATTCCGTAGAACTGCGTGAATAAGTTTAGCCAGTTCTTGATGTTCGCCCTGTGTCCCTTCAGCAAGGCGAGTCTCGAGGTAATGGATCCAGCTACGCAACGTGCCAACCATATACAGTGTAGTAGGTGTACACATAGGCAATACGTTACGTGCTGTTTCTGGTGCCACACCGCCTGCAATCATCTTGTCGTACGTATCATAGGCAAGAGCTACAGACTCATCAGCTAGGGCCTCGAGTTCATGCAGAATGCCAGTATCACTTACATCAATGGATGATTGACGGTTGGTCGGATGTTTTAGGCGTAATCGAATAGGATCAGGTTTCTCTGACACAGGGCTGTAACGTTGAGAGAACACTTGAAAAGAAAAACTCTTGTGTCGTACTAACTGCTGAGCAATTGCTACTGTGGTTTTAAGTTCAAAGCATGCACTAGCCATCTCAAATACTGACCAGTGACCATGCTTTTTACAATACTTTAGCAATTTGCCAAACTCGTCGTTTTCCTGGTTCTTTGGGTTACTCACGCGCGCGCAGTAAGCAATGTGCTTCTCTGCATTTTCAGTAATCCAAATTAATCGCGCTCGCTGCCTCATACACCAGTACTCCCAAACCCGCCGGCGCCACGTTGCGTATCATCAAATAGAGATCCTGTTTCGATCACTACCAATTCGGTATTTGCAGAGGGAACAAACATCAGCTGCGCTATGCGCATGTTTGGCAATACGAAGAATGGTTCGTCGCCATGATTGATTAATAACACTTTGATGGAACCACGGTAATCACTATCAATTAAACCTGGTGCGTTCAGCACAGTTACGCCGTTTTTCCATGCTAATCCGCTACGTGGCATGACATAAGCAGCCATCGTCACAGGCATCTTTAACTTCCAACCAGTTTCGATCAACACACGTTTCCCTGGTTGAATCGGCACTGGTTTTTCTACACATGCATAAAGATCGTACGCAGCAGCACCATTAGTCGCTTTAGTTGGCAGCGTTGGTTGCATGTTATCCATAGGCCAAAATGTGACCTTAATTGTTTCATCCATAGTACATTATACCTGCTTACTTGCGCGTGTTTATAGAACATGTGTTTGACGTACAATCAACCTATGGGCGTCACTAAGAAATTGCAGAACCCTAAAGGTGGACTAAATGCGGCTGGCCGCGCGTACTTCAAGCGTACAACTGGTGCCAATCTAAAACCGCCAGCACCGAAGCCGAAGACACCCAAAGATGCTGCAAGACGCAAATCGTTTTGCGCACGCATGTCTGGAATGAAGGCTAAGTTGACTTCGTCTAAGACTGCAAACGATCCGAATAGCAGGATTAATAAATCGCTTAGGGCCTGGAACTGTTAATGAACAAACATTTGTTTCACAGGAACCTGTATTTACAAGACCTGCCAGGATTGGAACGTAGGGAACATGGGCTTAAGAGGAATCCTACTAAGTCAGAGATGTTGTCTATGGAACAAAAGGAGCATCAACTTAAACGGAAACCTACCATGTCCGAACTCCTGCAAATGGAGCGTAAGGAACATGAGAGGGATGGGAAAATCATTGTTGGTCGCGGTCACGAAGGAAGGGCAAGAAAATGAAGAAGACTATGTCACAGATCATGGGTATCAAGAAACCACATCCTGCTGGATGTAAGTGTGCAGGATGCAAGAAGGGCAAGTGCTAGGTTATGCCTGGGCGCGCACCGATTGGTGTACCTATAACGACATTACGCCTAAGACCTGTCTCTGAAGAAGGTAGTCGTCAGTACTATCGTAATCTTGAGGCTAGAGAAGTACGCAATCGCAACATTATAAAGAATGAAAACGATCCGCGTAATATTGGTGGCACAGGTGGTAGGTCTACACGCGTATCGGCTTCAGCGCAAGATGACGCTGAGACGCAACGATTGCGTGCGCGCCAGAATCGTGAAGCGCAGGATGCAAACCGCAACGACCCACGAAACACAGGTGGTAATCGTAAATCAACTGCACCTAAACCTGCGCCTGCACAAGTATCTAGTGCGCCAAAGTACGATAAGGCTACTAAGTTTGCTGTCGGCCTGACACAGATGGGCCAGACACTTCGCGATTACAAGAAGTTAAACTCAATCAAAGCAAGTTCTCCTCCAAAGGCGGCAGAGAAAGTAAAGACCGATGGGTCTGCTTTGTCGTCAATGAAAGAGGACATGAAGACAAGTGCTAAAGTTGTTCGAGGCGATCGCGACTACATGGGTGAAGCTTTTGATGCATCACTACGACGCGGCGTAGGTAAAGGACGAGAATACCTTAAGTCTCAGCTTGCGAAGGATAACGTATCAGATAAGAAGCAACAGGAAATTCTTGGTCGTTTCCAAGAGAAATTTGCTAACGACGAATCACTTACGTCTAAGAAGGATGGTCTTGTTGCTGGGTATGAAAAGGGCGGCGAAGCAAAGAAATTGCTTGATGCCTATCGTGGTAAGTATGGTGGATATCGTAAAGGTGCTACCGCAGCTGAAATTACAGATTTGGCCCGAGGTAAATAATCATGGATTTGGAAAGCATTGCCCGTATAGTAGGGACAGCAGCTGCACGGAGACAAGGAGCATTACGTAGAACCGCAGAACGTGGTGCCGCAGCACAACTTGCCAATGCTGTACGTATAGGTGGTGAACGTGATGCCGCTCGAGCAGCGCGTGATGTGACACGTAGACGTGGTCTTGCTTTAGGTGCTGGCCGTCGTGCTGAACGTACTGCACGAAAAGCCGCCGAATTAGCTCGCGATTCAGCAATGCGAATTGCAGAAACAAATAAAGGTCGTGCGGCTAAAGTACTTAAACTTGCAGGCAAGCTTAAGGTTGGTAACAAGAAACTACGCCGTGCTGCAATCATTGGTGTTCCATCTGCTCTTGCTGTAGGTGGAGGACTCGGTTTCCTTGGTGGATATGTCAAGGGTAAGAAAGATGCACCGGAAAAGGTCATCCGTCCGCCATACGAAGACATCAAGCGTCCAGGCGTAAACGCACCAAGTTTCCGTGGTGCTGATACTGGTGGCATTATTGCTGGTGGATCTGCACCATCGTCCGCTGTGGGTGGACAGGGTGGTGGAGGGTATCGTGGTGGCCAGTCTTCATTGACTGACACGATGAAACGTAATCAGCGTGCAGTACGTGATGCGAAGTCTTATCTTGGTGAGGCTTTCGACGCTACTGTACAAAAAGGTGTAGCTACGGGTCGCAAACATCTTGCTGCTATGCTTCAACGTGATGGTGTTGACAATGAAACTGGAATGCGACTTATGAAGCGTTTCGATAATGAAATCGGCAACCAGGAATCGCTGAAGGGTTACAAGACAAGTGGAGTAACCGAAGAATTTGATGCCGAGAATCCAAACAAACGTGGCGCTCTCCTTGAAGCTTATCGTGGCAAGTATGCTAAAGGCACAACGCTACAGCAGATGAGGGAGAAGGCTAGTGCCTCAAGGTAACGTACTTAGTGATCTTCTAGGTATCCCTGGGCAAATTGCTCAGGGAGCCTACGAAGATGCACGCGACGATGTAAAAGGTTTTCTTCAAGGTACGAACCCGGGTATGTTTGGTGCTGGTCTTGGTGCCGCACTTACGCAAGGTGGTATTGAGGGTGGTAAGGCATTACTGCGCGGAATAACTGGCGGTAAGTATGCAAAGACTGCCGCCGATATTTTGCCAAAGATGGCTCGATCACGCGGTCTTGTTCAGACAGTTCGAAACGCAGGTAAGGTCGTTGGTGATACCGCTAAATTGGCAGGTAACCAACTTGGTCGCATTGGTCCAGTAGCACAGATAGTCGCAGGTGAAATACTTAATCCACGCCCTGCTGGCTTCAGTCGTGAATATGAACAAATGATGTTCGGTATCATTGAGCCTTTAAGTAAATGGCAAAAGGAATACCAACAACGTGGTCAACAGTGGGACCCAGAATTTGAAAAACTCCACAACATAATGCAGCCAATGAAAAAACTGCGTATTGGTGATGGAGTTGTAGATAGGGATACCTTAAACACGATTTACCAAGCTATTTATAATGATCCATCTATGGATATCAAATCTTTTATGAATGAGGCTTTTATTGAAAAGAAGCCTAACTTCAATGCTGGCAAACTTCAAGATTGGAAGCGTGTATTAAGTAATCCTGATGAACTTGATCAACCAAGGATTACGATGCCGTTACTAAAATCTCAGCGTACCGATGAAGAACGTGGGATGCAGTTAGGTGCAGACCGATACACGGGTATGCCACAAATGGCGCCTTCGTATAGTCAGCTTGACAGCGTACGTGACTTGATGGCTATGTCAGCAGCTAGAGGCAGAGGTAACACTTTGACTCAGCGTATTCCTAATCGATTCGCGCAAACGCCTGGTGGTCTTAACGCAGCACGCAACGCTGTTTACGGTAAAGCTGCTGCATCAACAGGTAAACCTAACTCATTTAAGAGAGTTGTTAGAGCGCTCAAGAAAAACCTTTAAAACTTCATCAGCAGCAGTGTGGTCTTTTGTAACGTCGTATACGAGATACCACACTGCTTTTCGTATGTCATCCATCTTAGACTCTTGGCTTTTCTTGCCGGCTCGCTGAATGTACTTGAGTGACATCGTTAGCCATCGACTAAGGTCCCACGCGTCTGCAACTGTACATGTGTCGATAGATGTTTGCCGATAGTGGTCTGGTGCTGTTTTACTCATCGGTCCAGTATACTTGCAAGTATGTTCGACTCAAAAGGTGTTGACGATCCATTTTTCATCGAGAAAGATGACGGCTTATACAGGAGATCTGGTAGCGGTTACGCAAAGTGTTGCAGCGCTATCATTCGTGATGGTGACGTAAACCGACAATGCAAAAACCCAGCCTTAAAAGGTAAAGAGTATTGCGCGCATCATGGATCAACACATCTTAAGAAATCAGAAAAACCACAGTACCTACAACACTTATTTCAGAAAGAGCGCAGTAGGTTTAAGCGCGTCGGCACAGAACTACTAGCGAAAGTTGATAACTATCGTGACGACCCAGACTTGTTTAGTTTACGTGATGATACTGCTTACGTAACTGCACTAGTTGACGTCAGGGCAGAGGCCGCAGCTGAAGGCGTTGGATTAGAGCAATATAGAAAGATTGAGTCTGCATATCATCTGGCTAAATCAAAGCTTGGTTCTCCTGACTTCATTGATGCATTCGAACAGATAGGCGATCTTCTGAACGAACGCATGAACGAGTACGATGCTAGTAAAGACGTATTGGATCTAATTGAACGTCGGGCGGAACTTGTCGAAGCAGAGCAACGAATGATGCAGACGAGAGCGTATACAATTGAAGCAGACCAAGCACTTATGCTTGTTATGCAGATCGTAGAGCTTATGAAGCAGACGATACGAGATCAGGAGACACTCATTGCAATACGTAGTGGCGTCGGTAAGCTCATACGAATGTATACATCTAGCGATGACGATGTACAGGAAGCGGAAGTAGTAGAAACAAATGGCATACCAGAAAGTACCTAAGGAGTTTAAGCAATTTACGCGCAGTGATAAACCGCTATCAGTAGCACTACTGGAAGCGTTAGACGCGCAGATATCTGATGTCATTAAGACTGGTGATTACGACAGTGGGCGAGCATTCGCAATAGATGGATCTAAATTGGATTACAACACATGGTTGAGAACATATGCACCGCATGCTATGTCGTCGTCACTTGGTGAGCATCACAAGCGCGCGTGGGAATGGGCTGAGTCAATAGAGCCTGGGGTCGCTCCGCCAGCATTGATCGAGTGCTGGTTTCGTGGTGGTGGTAAGTCCACCACCATGGAGCATATTGCTGCTCGCATCGCAGTAAAAGGCACCAGACGATTTCTCTTGTACGTCTGTTCTACACAGGAGGCTGCCGACCGTCACGTATCGGATATTGGACACACAATGGAGCGTTGTGGGATTGAAAGGGCGCTTAATAAATATGGTTTTTCAAAGGGATGGAACGCTTCGAAACTTCGGACCGCTAACGGATTTAACGTGTTGGCGTTTGGGTTGGATACTGGCGCTCGCGGTGTCAAGCTCGATCACCTGCGTCCTGATTTCATCATTCTTGACGACATTGATGAACTTGATGACTCTGTTAATCGTGTCGATAAGAAGATTGCTACGATAACTCAGACTATCTTGCCAGCTAAAAGTACGGACTGCGCAATCGTATTTGTGCAGAACAAAATCCATGCCAATAGTGTTATGGCACAGGTGTTGTCTGGTGAACTAGACATGCTTCAATATCGCGTGCAGTCACCTATTGTGCCTGCGATCAAAGGACTTACCTACGAACCTTTCGAGCGCGAGGATGGTCGAACCGGATACCGGATTACTGGTGGCACAAATACTTGGTCTCACAAAAGTATTGAAGTGTGCCAAAGAGAGATCGACGACTATGGCATCATCTCATTCCTACGTGAGTGTCAACATGAAGTCGGCGTCGGTGGTCGGTTCTTCCCTGAGTTCCAAGAGTACGATACGACTGGGAAACCGTGGCATGTAATCGATCATGTTCAAGTGCAACCATGGTGGCGTGTTTGGGCATCACATGACTTTGGTACTGGGGCGCCGGCAGCAACGCTATTGTACGCGTCGGATGAGAATGAAGACATTTACGTAATCGGTGAGATATACGAAGCCGGCCGTGTCAGTTCTAAACAAGCAGAAGATACGCTTCAGTTACTGAAAGAACGCGGGTATGCAGCCCCTGTCAATAAAGACAAACCCGATGGGCCTTGGCTGACAAAACTCGAGGCTATTGCTTTTGACTGGGCAAACACATTCCCTCCGAAGAATCACGAACAACGTATCGGTGAATATCCTGTTGAGGTTTGGTGGCGACGTGGACTTCCAGCTGTTGCTGCGGTTAAAGATCGTAAAGCTGGTTGGCGGCGACTTAAGGAATGGTTAGCATCCGTGCGCGTCAAGGATGGCCAGCATCAACCCAGGTTTAGAATTGTACGTAGAGCATGCCCTAATTTGATACGTGAATTAACTGCTGCTATGGCGGACCCGAAAGATCCAGAAGACCTCGACAGTGGTACCAAATCTGACCACGCACTAGACTCATGTCGTTACGGTGTTATGTGGCGTGAATACCCAGTGACATGTCCGGAGACTCAGGGAAAGACTCCGTGGAAGCCAGTGTGGATGCAAGACAATAACGAGGACCAGTACATATGACGCTGTTTGATATCATCCAAAGTATATTGATGTTAATTACGGCTATTTTTACTGGACTTACTTGGCGTGAGTTGAATACAATTCGTAAGCGCCAAGAAGTTCATGTTGAATACCAGCGCACTAAGGATCACTACATCTGATGGAACCAAAGCAGCCAAAGATACCCAACAGTCTGTTCCCACAGATGTTGGCTAATATCACAGCTAAGTTACGCAAGCCGCCACAGATGGCTGCCCTGCAACGCCCAGAGGCGACAGGTATGCGTGGTAGCTTTGAAGTAAAGTCTACGGATGTAGAAGATGAAGACATCCTTGGTATCGACATCGAGCCAAACCAATGGTCAGTTGATCCAAAGGAACAACCCGAAGAAGCCAAGAAAGTCACCGGGTACGTACGTAATCAGTTTGATGAAGCGTATCGCGCGCGCCAGGAGATGGAAATCGAATGGGCGCAGGCTTTGGCATTCTTCGAAGGCCGTCAGTGGTTTCGCATCAACAGTCAAACACGTAACCTGGTTACACTTCAGAGCGACAGAGATCCACCTCATCGTTACATGACGGTCAATAAGATTCGGCCATTGATTGACGGTGTAGTAGGAAAACTGACACAGGTCGCGCCAGACTGTCGCGCTGTTCCATTGTCTTACAATCCTAAGGATCAACAAGCAGCCGATGAAGCAAACTTTATCGCAGGCCATTACACACGTAAGTTCTCACGCGAAACCCAGACAAAAGAGCGCGTCCGTTGGGCGTGTATCACTGGTACCAGCTTTGTCAAGGTCAGTTGGAATGCTAAGTCGCCGGTTGTAATTCCAATGCGAGACTTGGACAGCGGTGAGATTACCGGTTACAAAGAACTACCGCTTGGTGATGTGGATGAAGAAATCGTCCCATGTTTCAATGTATTTCTTGATCCAAAAGCCCAACGTGACGAGGATGTTCGTTACATAATTCATGCATCAATCAAACCGCTTTCGTGGTTCGTTGACAACTACGGTGATGCTGGTAAGCTTGTCGAGCCTGACGCAGTCACTGGTCAGAACGCTGGTTATGTGGATGCTTACCTTGAAGGCGCTAATGCAAGTGGAACTGGATGGGTACAGCCGTCTACTGCAAGACTTAATAACGTAGACATTAAGAAGGCAAGTGCTATTGTCTACGAATACTGGGAAAAGCCCACTGCGGTTTACCCTAATGGGCGTTACATCGTAAGTACAAACACTGCGTTGTTGTACGCCGGCGATTGGCCATACAACAAGAAGGATAAGTTTCCGTTTATCCCTCTGCGCTGGCAGCCACGATCAGGCACGCCGTATGGTCATAGCCTGGCGTTCGACCTTTGCCCATTGCAGCTTGGATACAACCGTGTTTATAGCCGCATGATCGAACAGTTCGAGCAGAACAAAGACTACATCATGGTAGAGCGCGGAGCTAACATTGGCGCCGATGCCTTCCAACAGTCAAGTGATGACATCGATGATAAGGCTCGTATCTACCGTAAGGTTTACTATAACCGCGGTTCTCAGCCTCCTGTAATCCAACGAGCGCCTGGCATTTCCAATGAGATCTTCCCAATGCTTCAGTCTTTTGAAAAGGACATGATGGACATTGCTGGTCTTCATGATGTTAGTCAGGGTCAGGCCCAGGCCGGAACACCTGCTGAAGCGGTGAAGTTGCTACAGCGTGCAGATAACACTCAGCACAGTTATATTCGAGCTGATATCGAACGCAGTATCGCCACTATCAAAGAGTGGGAGATCGCACTAGTAGAGCAGTTCGCTGTCGCGCCGTTCATCGGTTCTGTGGATGACAACATCAACCCACGCAATGAAATCCAACAGGGGATCATCACGTACGATTCAATCCGTTCTGGTGGTCAGTATCGTGTTGTGTACATTCCTGGTTCTTCGCAACGCGAGTCGGATGACCAGAAACTACAGAAGGTCGTTATGCTTCGGCAGATGGGTCTATTCGGAGATCCAAACGACCCAGAGACAAACGCCATGGTTGTACGTATGCTACAACTGCCGGAAACATCTGACATCCTACAGAATCTCGCATTCCAGGCTCAAAAACAGCAGGCAATGCAGGAGCAGATGATGCAGATGCAACAGGCTCAAATGGCCGCTCAACAGAAATTCAATCCTGAGGCAGAGCAGATGAAGGCTCAATTGCAAATGCAACAGGATCAAGCGAAGGCTCAGCTCGATGTACAGAAGATGCAAGAGCAAGCCAAGATCGACACTAACAACTATGCGGCTAAGGCCATCACTGATGTTAGTAGGGACCTAATCTCCGGTAAAGGAGCAGGGGAAGCGCAGCAACAGGGTACCCGTGTACCAAAACAAAAAAGTTGATGTGCTAAGATAGGAGTAACTGATATATGCCTGAAGAGATGGTGACACGTACCGCTGACTCACCAGCAGCGGCGACGGGCGAGTCAGGAATGATGAACGCGGTTCGGGACTTTATCCAGGAGAACGCCGCTCCCGGAGATAACTCGCAATGGGCGACAAGCGAGCATGATGGTCAGGCTGCGAGTCAAGATTACGATGGTGGCTACGAGGATAACAACTACGACGACATCCTTGATGAAGTCTTAGGTATTAATCGCACCGTAACACCACAAGAACCCGATGAGCAGCCGGGCGCTGTACCCTACGAAAGGTTTCGTGAGGTAAATGAGAAGGCACGGCAGCTTCAAGATGTTGAGTCAAAGCTTAGCAAGTGGAGTTCAGTTATTGAACAGCTTGAAAGCCAGGGGTACGGAGACGCTGAGGCAGTGCTTGCCGCGCAAGCGGAACAGGCAGCAAAAGCCGAGGAAGCACAGCTCCGGCAGTATTACCAAGGCCTCGTTGACCAACAAGGGTTAGATCCAAATGTTGCGCAGATGCAAATGGAAGCTCAGCTTTCCAAGATGCAGTATGAACGACAGATGGAAGAAGTCAACAACTACATGATGATGCAACAGAGAGATGTTGCATTGGAACAGTTCCCGTTGGCTGCGCGCGCACCTGCGCTTGTTGACAACCTCATTGCTGCTGGATATGACCCATATCAAGCAGTAGAGGCAGTACATGAACAGGTTCGCACAATCGTTTCTTCACTCGTACCTGAGGTTGCTGCAAAAGTAAGTCAGGGCCGTCGCGCTCCACAACCTATTGGCCAAAGCGGTTCGCCTCGTATGGCTCCCGTAAATAATGGTCAACAGAGACGTGCTGGATGGTCTGATCTTCTTGGTATCAACCGAGGACGAAATTCGTTATAAGAGGATTAAGAAATGCCAGACGCAAATGCATTGACACTTGCCGATCAAGCGATTATCTCGAATGACCCATTGGTAAAAGAGATCACAAAATCTCTGCACCAGACATGGAATGCATTGAAAGACATCCCGCTTGTCACCAACCCTTCTCTCCGCCAGGTTGGCACACGTATGATCAACCAGGCTAACGCTTTTCCAACCATTAACTGGGCTACGGTAAACGAAGAACCTGTTGTTAGTAAGGGTAAGCCAAAGCAGTACGAAGAAAGCATGTACCTGATTCGTAACAAGATTCAGGTTGACCATGTGCTGCTTGATCAGCCAAACAACATCGTTGATCCTGTTCAGATGCAGATCAACTATTTTATGGAAGCTCTCGCTTATGATTTCAACCAGAAATTCATAGACAATGACCCAACGTCCACTGCCGCTGGCAACGACGTTGACTGCTTCCCTGGTCTTCGTTACCGCCTTACCAACCCAGAGCAGTTTGACATCCCCGGCGAAATGTCTATCAACGGTAACGGTGCCTCTGGCGCTGACTTGACGACGACAGCTGGTACAAACCGCTTTATGGAGCGTCTCCAGGCTCTTCTCGACAACATGAACGCACCTGATGGTGATGGTGTTGTAATCTACGTCTCAGAAGCTCTGAAGCGTGCTATCGAATTCGGTATCCGTACCATGGGTATCGGTGCTGGATTTGATGTCACTAAGGACTCCTTTGACCGACCTGTTGAGATGTACAAGGGTGCTAAGATTCGCTCCGTTGGACGTCGTTCCGACGGTGTAACTCATATCCTTGGATCTGAGACCGCGGCAGGTGTACCGGGTGCAGGTGGATTCCAGTCTTTGTTCGCAGTCCGCTACGGTGATGGCTACTGCACAGGTTGGCAGCCAGGTCCGTTTAAACCGACATACCTTGGTTTGTCGAAAGAAAACGGTGTCCTGCACAATATCGTCTTCGATTGGGGCGTTGGTTTGTGGGTACCACATACTCGCGCAATCGGTCGTGTATTCAACATCAAGATTGCTTAAGGAGTAAATTATGGCAAGAGATGGATTACTTGTATTTCCTGCATTTACTGGAGGAGCTACCGCAACAGGTGGTACGAAGCAAACGTCAAACACACTGACTATTGACCCATTTATTCAGGGACATCGTCGTGAGTTGGTTGTTCGTTTCACCGTGAATGCAACAGCTACAGTCGGCACTCCTACTGGTATTGCATGGATCTTTAGTGTAGAAGCATCTGATGATGGAACTAACTTCTTCACTGTTAGCTCTACGCCAGGCCAGGTGCTAGGAGCCGCAACAACTGGTACGTTTGCACAGCTTCCAGATGGACTAAAAATGACAGTTGCATCCGGTGTTGCTGATGGCGGCGTTACGGCATTCCTTCCTGTAGTCGTACCTCAGTCTTTTGTTGATGCAAGCAATAACGTCCAGGACAACTACAACCGTTTGCGTGTAACCGCTACACCAATCTTCAATGGTGGAACAACTCCAAACGTTACCTATACATCTACCGCGGCTATCGTCTCCGGTAAGGATGGGGCCTACTCGTAATGACTAGGGGAGAGATCAAACGGCGGTTCCGACTACTTGGTCGGCACTACTTTGGTTCGGATCCGGACCAAGATCCGTTTGGTCTCGACCTGCTCATTATTGAGACGACCAATCAGATCGCTCGAGCTACCGACTGCTATTTTGGCCGTCGGTATCTCGATCTGGTGGCAAATACTAAAGAGTATTGTGCGCCAGACCTATACAAAATTCGTAACATACAGGCCAAAAACAACCTTGGCGAATATCGACGCATGCGATTGTTTGATGCGTTTGATCAAAAGGTTGACCAATTTAGAAGCGACCCAACCGCTTCGTATCCTGAGTACGCAGTTATCTATGGAATGAATCGCATAGGTGTCTATCCGATTCCTACGGCTGCTGTAACTCAAGGATTACTAGTAGAGGGATATGCCGTGCCTGGCGATTACTGGGTTTACTCAACTGCCGGCGTCGCACAGAATCCTACAGACAATGATGAATGCCCGTTGCCTGATGTAGCGCACGACTGTGTCGTATACGGGATGTTGGCCAATAAAGCTGCCATGATTGGTAATGAAGGCGGCTTCACTATCTACAACGCACAATATAATGAGCGGCTTGGTCTTGTAGAGTCATACGCCGCCACGTACGCGCGAAGGACACCATAATGGCGCAAACCATTCAGACTATCCGTAAGGAGGTCTATAAGCTCCTAAATGAGGCCACGAACAGTACTGTTGGCGCTTTATCTACGGGACTTGGCACAGTAGCATCCGGTGATGATAGTGATTCGAATATTAACAAGTTCATCATGGAGGGTGTAGCAGAACTTTGCCGATCGTGCGTCGCTATCCCCGCTAGTGGAACAATTGCATATGGTGCCAATATTCGCACAAAACAACTATCTGATTTAAGTATTACTCTTCCTGCAAGTGGTCAATTATGGTTTCCGTCCGATGTATATCTTGCTGGTACGAGGTTGACTCATGCTAGTGAGTCCAGTATTCGCGCGCATGATCTAGGTTACGCCGCCAATATTACAGCGACAACAACTTCCGTTACGCATTGGTATCGACATGACAACTACGCAATCAGTTTGTATCCCTATTGCAGCGCATCATTAACTATAACTGTCTACGGATATGGAATGCCGGACACTGCGCTTAGTGGGATAGCTGGAACAGATAACTTAAAGTCATTCTCATTTCTACCAGACGACATCTTGCGACAAGCACTCGCTGCCTATGCCGCCAATCGGATAGTGATGAAGAATGTTGATGATCCAACCATAGCTGAACGTAGCTTTCTTAATGCTATGTACAATAATATTCGCATGACGTTGTATGCTCAGCTTGACTCTGGACTAAGAACGCCAGGTGGACCTTTTGCGATACCTCCGGTGATGCCGAAATGAATGTAGCTTGGGGTCGTATGATTCTAATCGGGCTTGGTGCATTTGTTGCATCAGCTGCACCAGAATTCGACGCCGCCTGGAAAGCACAACACATTGCTGATACAGCATCTTTTGGCACGGTGACTCGCGCTCTATTAATTTCTGGCATTGAAGGCCTTCGTGCTGGTATACCCGCAATGACAACTGCGTTGATTGCCTTCTTTATGCGACAAGATAGCAGCCTTCCAGTGTTTTCAATAAACGTACCGGAGGTGAGAAAAGTCAGTGAAACGACGAGGGACATCGATGGATAAAGAGCAACTTATTGCAGGTGCAGTTGGAGCTGTTGCTGGTACAGACTGGTGGGATAAAACCAAAGTCAGAAACTTTTGGCATGGTCTATCTGGTGTTATTGCTGGCACCTTCTCAGCAGTTTATTTAACTCCAATTATTGCTAAGCAAGTAGGCTGGAATACGCCAGATCAAGTTGTAGGAGTTGCATTTGCAGTTGGAATTTTAGGTCTTAGATCTGTTCAATTAGTAAATGCCATAGCTGAAAAGTTAATTAAAAAGATTGAAGTGTAATGACGTATCAAGATTCTGCACATATATATCGAGCTGATCAAATGCCGGATGGTAGGTTAATTATCTGGTGGAATGAATCTGAGTCATTGGTGTTTGAGAACGACCAAGCTTTTTTAGATTATTGCACCGACTTAACGCCACAAATAAAACTATTACTGAGAACGCTTTTGTTGCTGGACTATTCAGAACAAAGAGTTGATGGTAAAACCGCGTCTCTATCAATCAGCGACCCAGACAATATTTGGGTGGTCGCATCGTGATTATCAACACAGTCAGCAGATATGGCACTGGCTTTGTTCCAGCCTTCGGTTATTCTCAATGGACATTCACTGCTGCTAGTCAATACATAGTCAACGTGTTTACAGCAGAAGAAGATATGACTATTACACAACTAGGTATGTGCGTATCTAGTTCGTCTGGCACTCCACCCGTCCGGATTGCTATGTGGCAATATGTCAAAGGACAGTCATTGCCAGCAAACCCTCTGACCACTAAAACTTACACTGATCCGAATCCAGTCAGTATTACACCAGGCATCAGTACGCCGACATTTATATGGTGGAATCTTACTACACCACAAAATATTACTAGGGGTAATACAGTTGCCATAGGTCTTGAAACGTATGGGACGTGGAGTGGTGGACTTAGCTTGGTGTCAACGCAGGATCAAAATAAACGTGACTACACGCTGATGTCTGCACAGCCATTTGCAAGAACGTGGACTCAAGACATAGGACCCTTTAGATTCGGAGTTGCCTCATCAACAAAAACATATGGGTATCCTGTGCAAAGTCAAAGTATTGTCAATATTGGTTCATTTAGTACTAACACGTTGGCTGGAGTAGCGTTTACGGTTCCTACCTCAATGGGTGGTACTTGTACATTGCAAGGGATACTTGCACCTATAGGCGCAAACCCAAACTTTGTAACAGCTTCTTTGAGGTTATATAACGCAACCTCATACCCACCAACTTTAATAACTAGTAGAGTTATAGGAGATGGGGCTGCTCCCTCATTTGTAAATGCTACTTATACAACTAATGGTCATACGTATTTCCCATTTACCACGCCACAGCTTTTAACTACAGGCGTAAAATATGTTGTTGGAATACAGAATAGTGGGGATGCCTTTAACATCCCTAAACTTACATTCAATCGTGCGCAGGATGCAAACTGCCTATCCGACATTCCGACGTTTGGAGTAGAGGCAGATATTACTGCAAATACGTGGACGGAGTCCGGGACTTTCAGGTATGTGATGAACCTGGATATCGATGGTTTTAGTCCAGCGACTGGACCAACACCTCCAAGCACATTAACGGCAGCCCCTCGGTATACAATAAACGCAGGTATTAACTAATGCAGAAGTTCAAGCAAAATGAAACAACGGCAACGTATAGACGTATCTATATGTTCTTGGCTTCTCCTACTGATGGGTATACACCTGTAACTTCTCTCTCAGGAGCAACAGTCAATTTATTTCGTAATGGCGTTGCATTTGGCTCACAGCCTTTGACTCCAGCAACTTTAACCCACATTAGTGTTGGTCATTGGTATTACGAAATCCCTCAAACATACCTTAGTGACCTTGGAATACTTACGGTTACGGTCAGTGATACTAATATCCGTCCTGTAGTGTTGATGGCTGAAGTCTTAAACTATGACTGGATGCAACCTAGCGGTGCTACTGCTGCACAGGTTTGGAGTCACTCTGACAGGCAGTTGACTGCTTCTTTGGATCCTACAGCATCGCAAATTTGGGCAGCAACCACACGTACACTTACTGGTCCAGTTACAGTATCTGGAAACGTAACGGTAGGTGGTTTTACAGCAGGATCAATTACTAATGCCGCATTTGGAACAGGTGCTATTACTGCTACTACAATTGCTAATAATGCTATCACTATGAGATTAGGCAATGACGCCACGGCTAGTAACGCCAGGTTTATAACATTTGACACATTTGGTGGTTACCCGTTGTTGTCTTCTAATACGAATTTCAAAATACAAGTCACTGGGTCTAATCATGCGGCAGCCGATATTCACCAATTTCAGCCAGACGTGTTGACAGCAGCTGCTACGGACTCATCCTTTGTTACTGAAATCCAAACTGGCCTGTCAGCACCAACCGCAGTTCAGGTTGCAGATGCCGTATTAAATCGTAACTTAGACAGTACTGGTAATGGTACAGATACGCTAAACGAACGCACAGTTCGATCAGCATTACGTGCAATGCGTAATAAGGTATCTGTAGCGTCTGGCGTGATGACTGTCACCAAAGAAGACGATGCTACAACAGCATGGACTGCCTCGCTATCGAACACGGCTAACGTAACGGTGGATCCAACCTGATGACTACTGTACTTAAAAACGTAGAGTACATTCGCGTGACACAACCCGTGCCTAACTGGATTATAAAAGCAGACGTGTATGACACAGAAGGCAACAAAGTTGCTGACTTTGGGCCAGATGGCACTGATATCAATAGTTGGTGGAACAGTCAATCTGAAGACTTCCAGCTTGACATTCTTGGTATGTTCATTACGTACATCAAGGATGAAGTAACTCCGTAATGGCTACGTACTACGTAAGGACTCCGGCAAACGGAGGAAGCGATGCAGCTGCTGGGACTAGTACTACCACTGCCTGGGCTACGTTTACTAAAGCGTTTTCAGCATCTGGATTTACAAGTGGTGACACGGTGTACGTTGAACCTGGTGTATATCGCGAAACAGTAACAGCACTAAACACATCTCCGACTACACGCGCTTTTGTCATTGGCGATTACAACGGTGCTATATTTGGTACGGCTGGTGAAGTTAGATTGTCTGGTTTTCTCACCACTGATGACGCGTCAGGTACTGGTACAACCCTGTTGAACCTAAATGGGAGAGACAATATAACCATTCGTGGAATTAGAATGGAAAGTGTTTCCAGGTGTATTGATGTGCCTAACGGGTCAATCAATATAGACATTGAAGATTGCGTTCTTATAAATCAAAATCAAGGCACAATAGCAATGTCATCTGGCGCAAGTGTTGCGTTGGGATGCAATATTAGACGATGCATAATAAGTGGTTTGTCGGATGCAATATTGATTGTGCCAAACTTAGGTGGCGGTTCTGATTGGAACTTAAACCTTAATATTGAAAACTGTGTAATAACGTCTACATTAAATCGTGGAATATTTTTTTCGTCTGCAAATAGTGGTCGTGTCGCGTCTGCTGTTACAGTGAAAAACTGTACTATACGCTCGGCAACAGGTATTCAAGTGGCAGCTAACGCTTACGGAACTGGCCCAGCAGGAGTTGTAGTAACAAACACTTTGTTCTATCAATGTCAGACTGGTATAGCGGCTGGAACATCTGGGCAGGTATCTGAAAACTTTAATAGGTTTACAATGTGTTCTACACCTACTTCTAACATAGCAAC